GCCTTCGCAACACGCCGGCAGGTTTTGGCCCGTGGGGGGGTAGCAGGTGAACCCGCCATTCAGGTGCGCGATCGGCCGCTGCAGGAACCCGGCGCGGCGCGCAGGCCTCTGCTGGGCTCACGTGCGGCGGCGTTCGCGCCAGAAGCCGCTTGAGGCCCCTCTGCGGACGCGTCCGAGGCGAGTTCGCCGGAGAGAGCGGCTTGCCGCGGCCGCCGAAGCATTCGCCGCTGGCGAGATCTCAATCGACGGCCTCTGCAGGGCGGCAAGTCGCTACGTGCGGAGAAACCACTGATGGGCCGCCGCGGCCCGCCACCGAAGCCCACGAAGCTGAAGAAGCTCGCAGGCACCTACCGGAAGGATCGCGACGCAGGCGGTACCGCGCTCGAGCCGCCGCCGGGGATGCCCGCGCGCCCGAAGTGGCTCGACAAGGAGGCTTGTGCCGAGTGGGACCGCGTCGTGCCGCAGCTGGTGCAGCTCGGCGTGCTGACCGGCCTCGATGGCGGAGCGCTCGAGCGCTATTGCGTCGCGCACTCCAACTGGGTGCGGGCGCAGCGCGACGTGCAGAAGCACGGACCGATGGTGAAGACCCCCTTCGGACCGCAGAAGAACCCGGCGATCAAGCTCGCCCAGGATGAACGCGCGGCCGCGCGGCTCCTCGCCGGCGAGCTCGGCCTCTCACCCAGCGCACGCTCGCGGGTGAAGACACCCGACAAGCCGCCGGCGACGGACACCACTGAAGATTTCCTATTCGCACCGAAGGTGATCGAGGGAGGCAAGGCTTGAACAAGCGCGACTACCGGGCGATCGCTCAGAGCGTGGCGGAGCTCGTCGAGCAGAAGCAGGCCGCCTATGGCGACAGCTTTGGGCGGTCCGGCGATGTGATGCGGGCGCTCTACCCGAATGGCATTTCACTGCAGCAGCTCGACGATGCGCTGACCGTCACTCGCATCGTCGACAAGTTGTTCCGCATCGCGACCGACCGCGACGCCCTCGGGGAGTCACCCTGGCGCGACATTCAGGGCTACGCGCTCTTGGGGACCGAGCGTGTCGAGCGCCGGCGTCGCCGTCGTGGCTGATCGCGTTCCCGGCAAGTACGAACGCCTTTGGCGCGTGCGCCACGAGCGCGACCTGGAGTTGTGCCGCCGACCAGGTGGTCACCCGAAGGGGCTGCGTTTCGACCAGGCGACGGGCGACCGCGCAGTGCACTTCATCGAGAAGCTCTGCAAGCACCACAAGGGCGAGTGGGCCGGTAAGCCGCTGCTGCTGACCGACCTTCAGCGCGACATCATCAGCCAGATCTTCGGCTGGCTCCGCCCCGACGGCACGCGGCGATACCGCACCGCGTACATCGAGGTGCCGCGCAAATTCGGCAAGAGCACCGTCGCAGGCGGCCTGGGGCTCTACCTGACGGTCGCGGATGGCGAGAAGGGCGCCGAGGTGTACAGCTCAGCGACGAAGAAAGACCAGGCGGCGATCTGCTGGAAAGACGCAGCCGCGATGGTCAAGGCCTCGCCCGAGCTCAAGCGCTTCGTGAAGGTGATGCGTGGCAACATCAACTGCGAGCGTATGGGTTCGAAGTTCGAACCGCTCGGCGCAGACAGCTCGACGATGGACGGGCTCAACCCGCACGGCAACATCGTCGACGAACTGCACGCCCACAAAGACCGCGGCGTGTGGGACGTGCTCGACACCGCGATGGGCGCGCGCCGGCAGCCGCTGACGCTGGCGATCACCACCGCCGGCGTCTATGACGCCGAGGCCATCGGCTGGCAGATTCACGACTACGCCACGAAAGTGCTCGAGGGCATTGTCGAAGACGACAGCTTCTTCGCCTTCATCGCCGCCGCTGACGATCCGCCGGCGGACCAGCCCGATTACTACTTCACCGAGGCGGCTCAGCGGCAGGCGAACCCCGGCTACGGCGTGAGCCCGAAGGCTGACTACCTCGCGAAGCAGGCCGAGAAGGCGAAGAGCCAGCCCAGCTTCTACAACGCATACCTGCAGCTGCACCTCAACGTCTGGACACGCAGCGTCACGCGCTGGCTCTCGCTCGAGCGCTGGGGTGAATGCGAGCTGCCCGCGCCAGACGTGCGCGCCGCATCGCTCGAGCGCGAAAAGAGCCTGGAGGGCAAGGCCTGTTTCGGGGGGCTCGACCTATCATCGAAGCTTGACCTCTCGGCCCTTGCACTGGTGTTCGGGGGCCCCGACGGCACCATTGACGTGCTGTGTCGGTTCTGGCTCCCCGAGGCGACCGTGGCCGCATATTCGAAGAAGGGCCAACGGCATTACGACACCTGGGAACGCGAGGGTTGGCTCACCGTCACGCCCGGCGACGTCATCGATTACGAGTTCATTCGCTCAGAGGTGCTCGCGCTCTCGAAGCGCTTCTCGCTGCAGGAACTCGCCTTTGACCCGTGGGGAGCCACCGATCTGGCCACCCGAATCATGGGCGATGGGGTCAAGATGGTGGAAACGAGGCAGGGCTACAAGTCGCTGTCGGAACCGTCAAAGGACCTCGAGGCGCGCGTAGTTTCGAAGAAGCTCCGACATATGAACAACCCGGTCCTGCGCTTCTGCGCATCGAACGCGGTTGTTACAACCGACAGCGCCGGCAACATCAAACCGGACAAAGAAAAGGCCTCGGACCGCATCGACGGCGTCGTGGCCACGGTGATGGCCCTCAGCCGGCTCATCGCAGTCGGCGAGAAGCGTGGGTCCCTACTGCTGGAGTCCGGCGGACTTCTGCTCTGAGCACGTCCACGCGCGGGACTACTTTGGCGACGTGACGAGCACCATCAAGAGCTTGACGACAGACCTCATGATTGTCGTCGGCTTCGGCGGCATCTCCTACGGAACCTGGAGCATTTACCCACCGGCCGCCTTCGTCGTCGGAGGTGTGTTGCTGCTGGTCGCCGGCGTGCTCGGGGCCCGCCGGTGAGCTTCCTTGCGAGGCTGTTCGAGAAGAAGGTCGCCGATGCCAGTGCGCTGACCTACACGGCCTTGCTGAACGGCCCGACCTCAAAGACCGGGCTCACCGTGAGCGAGCTGACGGCGCTGCGCGTCTCCGCGGTCTACGCCTGCTGTCGGGTCATCACCGAGGACCTCGGCAAACTCCCGCTCAAGGTGCAGGTCGAAACCAAGAACGGCGAGAAGCGGACCGCCTACGAGCACCCCCTGTATCGGGTGCTCTACCGCCGCCCGAACGAGTGGCAGACGTCCATGGAGTGGCGGATGACGATGGCGCTGCACGCCCTGCTCGGGCGAGGCGGCTACTCGCTCATCAACCGCAGCGCGACCGGCGAGGTGCTCGAGCTCATCCCGCTGCTGCCGCACACGGTCATCCCGCGGCAGGACATCAACTGGAACGTCACCTACGACGTCACCGACGCCAAGGGAAAGATTGTCACCCTGCAGCGCGACCAGGTGCATGTCCTGCATGGGCTGTCGTGGAACGGCTTCACCGCGCTCGACCTAGTCGTGCAGGGCCGAGAGGCCATCGGCCTGGCGATGGCCACCGAAGAGACGCAAGCGCGCATGCACAGCAACGGCGCGAAGCCCGGGGGCCTGCTCTCGACAACGGCGGTGCTGACGAAGGACCAAATCGATCGCATCAAGGAACAGTTCGCGGCGAGCTACTCCGGCGTGCAGAACGCCTTTCGAACGCTGGTGCTCGACAACGGCCTCAAGTTCGAGCCGTGGATGATGACCGGCGTCGACGGCCAGCATCTCGAGACCCGGAAGCACCAGGTCGAGGAAATCTGCCGCATGTTCCGCGTCTTTCCTCAGATGATCGGCGCCGCCAGCGCCACACCGACCTACGCAAGCGCCGAGTCGTTCTTCGGCGCCCACGTCATTCACACCCTGATGCCGTGGGTGACGCTGTGGGAGCAGGCCATGCTCCGCGACCTGTTCACCGAGGCCGAGGTGAACGCGGGCTACGAGGCGAAGTTCCAGATACAGGCGCTACTGCGCGGCTCTGCCGAGCAGCGCGCAGCCTTCTACGAGAGTGCCATCAACCCGGCCCGAGGCGGATGGATGACGCGGAACGAGGCGCGCCGACTCGAGGACCTGAACCCCATCTCGGGCCTCGACAACATCCTCACTCCTCTGAACATGCAGGGGCCAGGTGCGCAGCCGGCTCCCCCAGCGCCTGAGCCTCCGAAGTGAGCTGTCCACTCAAGGCCCTATCGTCGGAGCCGTCCTCATGAAGAAGAACGCCACCTTCGAGACCAAGGCCGCGGCCACCGAGACCTTGGAGTTCAAGCGGCTCGATCAGCCCTTCTCTGTCGAGAAGCTGAGCGAGAGCGACGGCACCTTCTCCGGCAAGGGCATGGTGTTCGACTCGCTCCACCCGACTAGCAGCTGGCAGCTCGGGCCGGAGTGGAAGGACCGCGTGCGGCCCGGCGCGTTCGCCGACACGCTCGCCGCGCACAAGGCCGCCGGCACCATGCCGATGATGCTCTACATGCACGAGCGCGGGAACGTGCCGGGCGTGTGGACGTCGATGCAGGAGGGCAAGGGCGCACTCCAGCTCTCCGGCAAGGTGTCGCCGAGCGCCGTTACCCCGTCGGGCGTGCCCCTGCTCGAGCTCATGAAGATGGGCGCCATGACCGGGCTCTCCATCGGCTTCACCCCCAAGAAGGTGGTGCTTGACGAAGAGAAAAAGGTCCGCGACATTCTGAGCGTCGACCTCGGCGAGGTTTCAATCGTCGATATCCCCGGGGCCTCGACGGCGCGCATCACCGACGTGAAGCGCACCCCACGCGAGATCGAGCGACTCCTACGCATGGCCGGCGGACTCTCCGCGAACGAGGCCAAGGCGGTCGTTTCTGGCGGCTATCCGGCCGTCGAGAAGCTGGGCATGACGAAGGTCGCCAAGACGGCGATCGACAGTTCGGCAGCGGCTGACGAGGCCACCAATGCGGCCGACGAGGCGCACGGCAAGGCGCGCGTCGCTCACGCTGCAGCCATGACCGCCCACGTCACAGCAGGTCACGACCGAACGGTGGCGGCGAAGCAAGCGACACTCCGCGGTGACCCGGACATGGCCGCTATGCACGACGCCGCAGCCACCGAGCACGCCGCAATGGCCGACGTCCACAAGAGTGCGATGAGCGCGCTGAGCTCGTACGGACCCGCCTGCATGGCAGCCGGCGATCCGGCCGAGAAGCTGGCCGCGTGGACCACAGCCTACATCGACGATCTTCCAGACTCGGCGTTTCTTCATGTGGAGACCGGCGGCAAGAAGGACTCCGACGGGAAGACCACCCCGCGGGCGCTGCGGCACTTCCCATACAAGGACGCCGGCGGAAAGCTCGACCTTCCCCACCTCCGCAACGCACTAGCCCGAATCCCTCAGAGCGACCTGCCCCAGGGCGTCAAGGACAAGCTGACCACCAAGGCCAAGAAGCTGCTCGAGGACGCGGGCGACAGCGGCGCGGACGACTCAACCGAGGGCCCCGACGGCTCCAAGAAGGCCGCGGGCGACCCGGCCGAGACGCTCGGCGATCTGGTCGTCCGGCTCAAGAATTCTATGCAGGACCAGCGGGACGCTGGCTCGCGGGACCAGCGGGATGCTGGCGGCAACGTCGTCGAGTCCATTCGGGACTTGGCGAAGAAAATTCGCAGCACCTGAAGGAGCACACCGTGGCTATCGAGCTGAAGGAAGTGAAGGAAGGTTTCGACGAAATCAACCGGGCGTTCGACGAATTCAAGAAGACGAACGACGCCAGGCTCGAGGCGCTCAAGCACCAGCGCTCGACCGGCGACTTCGACGAGAAGATCGAGAAGATGAACGACGCCATGTCGAAGCAGGAGAAGATTCAGCGCGACTGGCAGAAGCAGCAGGACGCGCTCGCGGCTCAGCGCGCCGCCGAGGAGCTCGCCTGGAAGCAGCAACAGCAGGAGACGGACCGCAAGCTCGAAGCCCGAATGAATCGCTTCGTGCTCGGTCTCGGCGGCGCCGACGAAGCGAAGGGCCACTCGGTCATGGAACGCAAGGTGTACGACCGATTCCTGCGCAAGGGGGACCACGCGCTGCAGCCTGACGAGCGCAAGGTTCTGGTCGAGGCGAACGACTCGACGGGCGGCTACCTCGCCCCTCCGACGTACGCGCAGAGCATCATCGAGGCCATTGTTCTGGTCTCGCAGTTCCGCGGCATCGCGAACGTGGTTCAGATCGGCACGAACGAGCTGCTGCAGCCGAAGCTCACCCAGACCGCGGCCGCGGCGTGGATCGGCGAAATCGCGAACCGCTCCGAAACCACAAACCCGGCCTGGGGCCTGATGAAGATTCCCGTCCACGAACTGATGGCCGAGACGCGAATCTCGCAGCAGAACCTGGAGGACTCGGCGTTCAACCTCGAGGCCATTATCTCGGCCCAGTTCGCCAAGCAGTTCGGCGTGTCCGAGGGCGCGGCCGTGGTCAGCGGCAACGGCGTGGGCAAGCCTCTCGGCTTCCTCGACGCGAACGCCGCCGGGCCTAGCACGCCCATCGCCTTTACCCCCTCGGGCAGCTCGGCGACCATTGCCGGGGCATCTGGCAGCGAGGGCGACGGGCTGATTGACCTGTATCACTCGGTCAAGAGCGGGTACGCCGCGAACGGCCGGTGGCTGCTCAACCGCGGCTCGCTCGGCAAGGTGCGCGGGCTGAAGGACACCACCGGTCGCTACCTCTGGGACCCGGGCATCGGCCTCGGCACCACTCCGCCCAGCATCCTCGGCTCGCCGTATACCGAGATGCCGGACATGCCTGACGAAGGTGCGGGTGCGTTCCCGATTGCCTTCGGCGACTGGAAACAGGCGTACACCATCGTCGACCGAGTCGAGATGAGCATCGTGCGCGACCCGTTCACCGTCGCGAACGTGGGCCAGGTGAAGTTCTTCGCCCGGCGCCGCGTCGGCGGACAGGTCGTTCTCGGCGAGGCGATCCGCCTGCTGAAGTGCTCGGTCAGCTGACGAAGTCTGAGGAGGGGGCGGTCCTCGCGGGTCGCCCTTTCTTCATCCACGAAACTGAAAAGGACCGACACATGCACACCAAAGACATACATCACAACGTCAAGGGGTCGACCGCGCTCGAGGCGCAGCTCATCGACTCCGACACGACCACGACAGGCGAGGTCATCGACACCCAAGGGTTCGAGTCGACCGAGTTCTTCGTCGCCGCCGGCGAGCTTGCCGACGGGGTCTTCACGGCGGTTCTCTCGGAGGCCGACGAAATCGACGAGAGCGGAGATCTCGTGGACGAGGCCTTGGTCAACGCCGTGGAAGGCGCCGACGACTTGTTCGGCGACCTGCCGGTTTTGCAGAACACCGGCGCGGACGAAACGTTGATCGACGACAGCGGCCTGACCAAAAAGTTCGGCTACAAGGGCGGCAAGCGCTACCTGCGGCTCGACGTCGCTTCGACCGGAACGACAGACGGCGGCATCATCAGCGGGACCGTCGCTCAGTCGTCCGCGCGCAACGCCCCGGTCGAGTGATCGGGCCACCCACGAAAATCAGGAGACACAAACAATGCTCGCAGACTCGATGCAGAACCACAAGGTGACGCCGGCCTACGCCGGCGGGACCATCAACACCGACACCGACACCAGCGGCGGAATCACCATCGACACCCAGGGCTTCGAGAAAGCCGGATACCTGCTCCACGTGGGCACGGTGACGGCCGGAACGATCACCCTGAAAATCACCGAGACGGACAACGCCGACGGCACCACAGGCGCCGCCGAGGTTGCCTCGTACACGGTTCAAGAGACCGTGACCGCCTCGAACACGGCGAAGAAAGTCGAGGCCAAGACGAACAAGCGCTACCAGCGCCTTCGCATGACCTCGGCCAGTTCGGCCAACATCGTCGTGAAGAGCGGCGTCGCCGTTCTCAGCGACGCGCGAAACAACCCGGCATAGCCCGGCGGGGGCTCGCGGCGAAGTCTCGGGGACGTCCGACAGCGCGCGCGTGATTCGACGTCGAAGCTCCCATTTCGTTGTTTCATCACAGCTAACCAAGGAGACCGACCCATGAGAGTGATTATGCTGAGAACGGTTAAGGGCGCGGCCGACGGCGTTCACTCAATGAACTACGTCGAGGGAGAACTCTATGACCTCACCAGCGCGTCCGGGCGCGCGGAGGAGCTCGCCGCGACGTTCTTAAAGATGGGCGCGGCCGTCGAGCTGACCGACGAAGAGGCGACCGCCCAAGAGAAAAAGATCTCCGAGACGAAAGCCGCCATCGCCGCAAAGGCGAAAGCCGATGCGGAGGCGGCGGCGGTGGCGCACGCCGCGGCAAAGGCGGCAGCGGAGGCACTCGTGACCGCAGAAGACAAAGCAAAAGCTGAAGCCCTGGCCGCTGCCGAGGCGAAGAAGAGGCTCGACGCGACGATGAAAAAGCAGGCCTACGAGGCCAAGAAGAAGGCCAAAGCGGAAGAGAAGTCGGCTCGTAGGAAGAGGCCAGAAGGTTCTTCCGACGTCATCATTCTGCCGGCGGCCGACGCTGACACCCAGAAGCCCACGAAGGACTCGGAGTAACGGGCGGCCGTGGTCGAGCACGTCACCGACGAGCCCAACGAGGAGCCGGTGAGCCTCGAAGAGGCCAAGGAGCAGATGGCCCTCGAGGGTACCGAGGACGACGACTTCGTCTCTCGGCTCATCTCGGCCGCCCGCCGTCACGTCGAGTCGCACTGCAACCGCGGCATCATGCAGCAGACGTGGGAGGCGGTGCTCGATGGGTTCCCTCACCACGGCCACCACCTGTATCAGCGACATACCTGCGGCCTGTACGGCGGGTTCCCGGTGCTGCCGTGCCGGGCCTGTGAGCTCTTCATTGAGCTGCCGCACGGCCAGCTCGCCACGCTCGATTCTGACCCGTCGGTGAGCTCCGTCACCTACGTCGACGTCAACGGGAATACCCAGACCCTGGCGACCAGTGAGTACGTCATCGACTCGGTGAACGTGCCCGGCCGCATCCACCGCGCGCCGAACAAACAGTGGCCCGCAACCCGCCGGCAGTGGGACGCTGTGAAAATCTCCTACGTGGTGGGGTGGGGTATCGACTACGTGCCGGAGCCCATCAAACAGGCCATCGTTCTGCTGGTCTCGCAGATGTACGAGCACCGCACGCCAGAGGTCGAGTCGCGGGCCATCACCCCGGTGCTCTTCTCCTACGAGGCGCTGCTCAGCCCATACCGACTCCTTCACTTCTGATGACGAACGCCGGGAAAATGCGCTTCCGCGTCCTCATCGAGCGGCAGAGCGATACCCAGGAGCCCAGCGGGCAGCCGGTCGACGTGTGGACCCTCTTCGCCTCGCGCCGCGCCGCCATTGAGGCGCTGCCAGGCCTCGAGAAGTTCGCCCCACAGCAGCAGGTCGCCCGTGTGCCGACCGTGTGGAGAACCCGCTACATCGCCGGGGTTCTTCCTTCGATGCGGCTGAGGTTCGGCCAGCGGCTCTTCGACATCGTCTCGGCCGTCGACCCAGATGGGACGAAGACCGACATGCGCATCACCACGCTCGAGCGCATCGGGGAGAGCCCTTGACCGTCGCGTTTCAAATACGCGGCATGGACAAGCTGCTGGCCCAACTCAAGGAGCTCGAGGCCGAGCTCGCGGTGAAGGCGCTCGCCACCGCCGCGCGGAAGGCGTTCAAGCCGGTGCTCGATGCGGCAAAGGCCATGGTGCCCCGCCACAGCGGAGCCCTGGCTGATGCCATCAAGCTGAGGGTGGAGAGGCCCAGCGCCGGCGACACGGTGGTGCGGGTCGGGCTGATGATCGGCTCGAGCCGTCTGGCGAAACAGGCCCAGGTCGCCGCGGCCGCCTTTGGGGAGGCCCAGTCGACTGAACTGCCACCGGCGCGGCGCTGGCACTTCGTCGAGCTCGGCACCGCGCACCAGGCCGCGCACCCCTACCTGAGGCCCGCCCTCGACCACAACGCCTCAGCAGTCCTCGACATCCTCAGGGTGGAGCTCGACGCCGCCATCAAGAAGGTGGCCAGGTGAGCCCCGGGCAGGCCGTGAGGGACGTTCTGGTCGCCGACCCGACTGTCGCCGGCCTGGTCGCCGGACGGGTCTACCCGGGGCTGATTCCGCCCCGCGCCGCGTTCCCGGCCATCGTCTTCACCGTCGTCTCGCAGGTGCCTGAGGAGACATTCGAGGGCACCGCCGCCACAGCGCTGGTCGACTCCCGGGTTCAAATCGACTGCTACGCGAAGTCATACGATGACGCACAGAAGCTCGCCGAGGCCGTAGACGACGCCCTGACCGAACTCGACGATCAGCTGCTGCGTGTGGTGCGCCTCGACAGCCGAGACCTGTTCGACGACGAGCTGCTGCTCCACCGTGTCTCCACCGACTTCAGCGTGTGGCGCGGTCGCTGAGCTGTCCACGAAGGGTGTGAGCCTTTTCACCTTCGCAGTTCCGACGTTCGGACGGAGGCACACGCACGATGGGCACCCCCACCAAGGCAAAGAGCACCAAGTTCACGAAGCTGTACCTCGGGCTGACCAATGCTCCCGCGGGCTTCCAAAAGATCGGCGAGGTGAAATCGTTCGATGGTCCGAACGGAACCGCGCCGACCATCGACGTCAGCAACTTCGACAGCCCCGAGGCGGAATTCATCCCAGGTTTGTCGATGCCCGGCGAGCTGCAGATGGCGATGAACTTCGTGGGAAGCGACGCGCAGCAGCAGCAGGTCGACCAGGACCGCGTCGACGGCACGGTGCGCTACTACCGGCTCGAGCTTGCCGACCACGCGACGAGCCCCACCACATACACGTTCCTCGCCTCGGTCACCGCGTTCAGCCTCTCGGGCGCGACCAATGGAGCCTACGAGGCCAAGGCCACGTTGAAAATCTCCGGGTCGGTCACGAAGACCTACCGCCCGAGCTGAAGAGGACCCCTCAACCTAAGCCTTTGAAAGGAAACGAACGACCATGTCGACTCTCACCATCACGGAGTGTGCAAGGACCGGACTGGCTCTCGCCCTGTCTGGCGGGACCGCGGCGGCCGCGGGCGACCAATGGCTGAACACGGGCCACGAGGTTCTGGTCATCACCAACGGAGACGCGACACCGCACAATGTGTCCGTCACGGTGCAGGCCGAGCCCGACGACTTGGAAGTCACCGAGCGGCAGGTCTCCGTGGTGAACGCGACGACCAAGATTATCGGGCCGTTTCCGATCAACGTGTACAACGACGTCGGCGGTTACGCGCAGATCGTCTACGCGGCCACGACCAGCATGAAGGTCCAGGTCGTTCGCATTCCATTGACGTAAGAAGAAAGGCAAACGCACATGGCGCTCCTCGAAGTAGAATCTTTCTCGCGCGAAGGCACGTCGGCGAGCGAAATCACGACGGCCGCGACGGCAGGCGGAGATCGCTTCACCAACACAGGCAAAGAGGTCCTCGAGGTGAGCAACACCTCCGGCGGCCCGATCAACGTTACCGTCGAGTCGACGGTAACGGTCGATGGCCAGGCGGTCGCCGACCTTGTGGTCGCGGTCGCCGACTCCGACCCCACCACCATCGGCCCGTTCCCGCTTGCGACGTACGGCTCTGAGGTCAACGTTAGCTACGAGAGTGTGACCAGCGTCGCCGTGCGCGTGCTGCAGCTCAACCCCGGGAGCTGACCCATGCCGCTGCTAACCAAAGCGCAGGCCCTCCGCGTCGAGGGCCGGCTCTTCAAGGAGGTCTTCGTCGAGGAGCTTGGCGGCGACCTGCGACTCGGCAGCCTCTCCGCTGGCGCGGCCCTTCAACTCAAGGAGATGGGCGTCGAGATCGGGGCCGCCTCCAAGAAGCTGGCTCTCGTCGTCTTCGCAAGTTCCATCGTGAACGAGAAGAACGAGCCTTTGTTCGACGAGGAGGAGGCGAGCAAATGGATCGACACCATCTCCGTGGTCACGCTTCGCTTCATCATCGGTGAGGTGATGTCGCTTACCGCGAAGACCAAGGGCATCTCGAAGGAGGCCGGCAAGCAGCTCGAGCAGGCCTCGAACGGCGCGACCGAGCCAGAGGCGCCCTTGCCAAACCCTTCGAAGGCAGCCCCGAGCGACGCTTCGCCTTCCGTCTGAGCCTCGCCCTCGGCTGCCCCTTCCCCGACCTTCTCCTAAGGCAGCTCACTCCGCACCAGTTCGCGGAGTGGATGCTCTACTACGAGGTCGAGCCCTGGGGCCTCGAGGCAGACGACTACAGGGCGGCGATGCACAACCTCGTGACGGCGTCGGCCGCAGGCGCAAAGAACTTTGACCCGTTTCCCCTCACCGTGCGAGCCGCCGTCGATTCGCGTAGGGGCAGGGTCGAGGCTGACGGCGGCGGCGTCGAGGCGAAACTCGATTCGCTGTTCGGCGTGGCCGCGGATGAGGCCCAGGAAACGGTGAACTGAGATGGCCAAGCTAGAATCTCTCATCGTAGACATGCAGCTCGAGACGGCCGAGCTGAAGAAGGGCTTGGATGACATCAAGCACAAGCTGAAGGAAGCCGGGGATGCGACTGAAGGCCTCCTTAACTTCGAGGTGTTCAAGGAGATCGGCCACCTCGCATTTGAGGCAGCCGAGAAGCTCGGCGAGTTCGTGCTTCAGGGCGCCGAGGCCGCCGACAAGATGGGTAAGCTCGCCCAGCAGACGGGCCTCCCCGTCGAGGAGTTCAGCCGGCTGGCCTACGCGGCGAAGATTTCCAAGCTTTCGACCGAGGAGTTCGCGCAGTCGCTCGGAAAGCTCGACCAGAAGCTCGCCGCGGCCGCAGCCGGTGGCAAGGAGCAGGTGAACCTGTTCCACGCTTTGGGCGTGAGCGTGAAAGACGCGACGGGCGCCACGCGGAGCGGCGGCGACGTCCTGGGCGACCTGGCCGAGAAGTTCTCGAAGATGAGCGACGGCGCGTCGAAGACGACGCTCGCGGTCGACCTTTTCGGCAAGGCCGGAAAGCAGATGATTCCGTTCCTCAACGAGGGTCGCGACGGGATTCGCGCGCTCGGGGAAGAGGCGGATCGTCTCGGCGTGACGATGGACACGAAGACCGTCCGCGCGGCGACCGAGTTCAACGAGAACGTCGATCGCATCAAGGCGGCGGTCGAGGGCGTGGCCACGCGAGTGGCCGGCCAGCTCGCCCCCGCGATGGCTGACCTCGCCGAGAAATTCCTTCACAGCAAGGCGGGCGCGGAGGCGTTGAACGACGCCGTCACCGTGCTCACCGCCGTGATGAAGGGCCTTGTCACGGCCGGGCTCATCATCGGCGCCACCTTCGAGTTCGTGGGAACACTTCTCGCCGGAGTGGCGAGCGCCGTCGTCAGCGCCGCGACCGGCGATTTCTCCGCCGCCGGCAAAGCCTTGGAGAGCATGCAGGAAGAGCTGACGACGGTGGTGGCGAACGCCGGCGAGAGAATTCAAACCGTCTGGTCGAACAACTCGAAGTCGTTCGAAGAGGCGGGCAAAGCGCACAACAAGATGGCCGACAAGGTCGTCGCTGACATCGAGCGCATGAAGGGCGCGGCGCAGAAGATGGAGGAAGAGTTTCGCGCCGCGAAGGCCCTGGCCGAGAAGCTCACCCAAGAACACTTCGCCGAGACGGACACGGCGCACAAGATCGCCGGAGTCACGAACCAGGGGGTCGAGGCGCAGAACAGCTTCGCGAACATCGGCGCCGCGCCAAAGGACATCTGGGCGCAGGCAACGAAGGGCTTCAAGGATTACTACGACGCCCAGGAGCAGTACACGCAGGCGCAGCTCGGAATCATCAACGAGCAGGCCGCGGCGGCGGACGCCAAGAAGAACCTCGACGTCGAGGGCTACGACTTCGCCATGCAGGCGCTGGCTGCGCAGGAGGAGATGGCCAAGCAGGCGGAAAAGGCGGTCGAAGGGTTCAAGAACATCAGGACGGATGAGGCGACGAAGGCGGCCCAGCTGCTGCAGAACTCAATCTCTGAGATAGGCTCCCTCGTCGGTAGCTTCGTGAGCAAGCTCGGCGAGTTTGGCCAGGTGGTGCAGGCCGGCATCCAGGGCTTCCAGCAGGGCGGATGGTGGGGCGCCATCGCCGCCGTCCTCATCGAAATCTTAGGGCACTTCAAGCGATTCGCGGAGATTACCGACATCAGCAACAAGGTGCTGGTCGATCTGATCGATGCGCTGAAGCCGGGGCTCAACGCGCTGGTCTCCGGGCTCGACTCGTTCATGCAAGGCATCGACGGTCTCGTGAAGGTGATCGGCGCCGTCCTCAACGGCCCCCTCCGCGAGGTCGGCCGGATGCTCAGCCACATCGGAGACTTCCTGACGAAGCTCTTCGACGGGATCGGCCCGGCCATCGAGTCGCTCGGCGAGATTCTGGGCGCGTTCCAGAGCCTCATCAGCGTGCTCGACCCGATGCGATTCGTGCTGAAGCTCCTCGGCGCCCTGTTCACCATCGTCGGGATCGCCCTGCTCGAGGTGTCGAACGGAATTCAGACGTTCCTCGCCTGGGTGTTCGAGGCCATCAGAAACCTTTTGGCGCAGGTCGGTCTCAACGACGCCGCGCTGGCGATCTCCAAGATCGAGAATTCGTTTCAGAGGGGCGCCCAGCAGGCTCAGGACAAGGTGAAGGCGATGTGGGCCGGGCTCGGCGACACGTTCACGCACTTCTTCGACGACGACCCGAGCAAGAAGGACACGGAGATCAAGACCGACGTCGCCGAGCAGGCCACTGCAAATGTGAAAGACCTAGGCGAGGCGACCGCGAAGACGGCCACCTCGATGAGCAAGCTGAACGCCCAGCTGACGAACGTTCCCTCCGGCTTCCGCATCGACCAGGCGCGATTCAACGCGACTCAGACGGTGCCCGGGGGCGGAGGAGGAAACGTCAGCGTCACCGTTCAGGGAAGCCTGCTCACCGAAGCGAAGCTTCACGAGCTGATCGAGAACCTCCGAAAGCGCGAGAGGTTCCAGAAGCACGGCACCCCGACCCCCTAAGCCATGACCATCCTGACGCTCAACGGCATCGCCATCTCGTCCATCGTCGCCACGGCTGACGTGAAGGGCGAGCGCAGGGACGTCGGCGACGTCGGCGAGGCCGTCGACGGCACGACGCGCATCACGCGCCAGACGCGAAAATACGACCTCGGCTTCAAGAGCGTGCCGCTGGTCGTCGGCGCGTCGTTCAGCTGGGAGCAGCTTCTCATCGGCGCAGGCGACGTGTGGTCGTTCGACGCGCACGTCTACAGCTCGAAGGGGTGGCCCGGGAGCCCGACGAGCGGCTCCATAAGCATCTCGACCTCGGTGAAGAAGTACGGGGCCGCGTCGCTCCTCATCGCGACGGGCTCCAGCTGGAGCACGACCGGCCTCGGGCTCGCCGCGCCGTACACGGTCGCGACGTGGAACCTGATAGATTCCGGCGACTGGACGCATTACGTGCTGCGCTCGGACGGCGCGAAGTGGGTCGACGGCGTTCGCAACGACGGGGCCAACTTCTCCACCATCTTCTCCATCTCGAGCGGCGACGTCGTGCTCGCGGGCTCCGGCAGCATTGGGAGCGCGTTCGACGACCTCGTCGTCTGCCCGTACCTCTGGCAGGACTCTTGGCCTGCCGCCGTCCACGCGGCCGACGCAGCCTTCGGCCCGACGCCGTTCGTGGACCTTCGCGGCGACCTGATTCCCGAGCAGGGCTCGCGCCGAGCGTACGGGCAGGTCAAGGCGACGACCGTGAAGACCGCCACGGGGCCGAGAGACATTCTCGACGTCGACCTGAAGGCCAAATGAGAACCATCTCCGCGGCACAGCAGGTCGTGCTCGACTCGGGCGTTCAGGGCGAGCACGTCCGCGTTTCGGTGAAGGACGGCGGCGGGACCTTCCGCGACCTGACGAGTTACCCGGGCTACAACGCCGTCAAGACCGTTCAGATCCAAGAGAAGGTCGACCAGCCGCACATGACCTGCAGCATCGCTCTGTTGCGCGAGCTTGGGAAGCTGAGCCTCGCCCCGCTGATGCAGGCCTCCGGGCTCAACCGCGGGTTCGCCCCGAGCGCCAGCTACGTTCCGCTGCTCGCCCTCACCCGCGAGGTGAAGGTGGAGACGGCCATCGTGCCGATGGACAGGCAGCCCGCGTCTGGAGACTGGTTCGAGATCTTCCGCGGGCGCATCGACACGATCGACGCGGGCAAGGGGCGGGACGTCGAGCTTTCCTGCCGCGGCCTCGCCGGCCGCCTCGCGCAGCAGTACGTGAAGACGGAGCTCGTCTACAGCTTCGCCGCGGTCGCGGGCACGGCCGTGCCGCTGCGCGTCTGGGAGCCTGGCCTCGTCGTGACGACGTCGCCTGTCTTCTACGTGCTGCCGGCGACGCGAGGCGACGCCGACCCCGGGCTCAACAAGTTCCTCGTCTGCAGCCAGGCCGGAACGACGGGCTCGACGGAGCCGGTCTGGACGACCGGGGCGAACCAGACCGACGGCACGGCGAAGTGGGACTACGTCGGCGCGACGACGACCGCCGGGAACGACGTCGAGCAGATCATGCAGAACATCCTCGACGACAACAAGCTGAGCGGCGACCCGACGGTCACGCTCTACGTTCCGGCGAGCCCCGGGTGGGAGATTCGTCAGTTTCTTCAGGCGCGAACGTTCACGCTCGACGCCGTCGTCGCGCTCGCCCATCAGATCGGCTGGGACGTCCGATACAAGTGGCGATCGACGGACTTTCAGTTCACGCTCTACGAGCCGAACCGGGCCTTCGTCGTCGGGATGGACGCGCCCGATTTTTCGTTCGACGCGTCGGACTACTCGGACCCCGACGCGCTCTCGGTGGACATCGCGGAGATTCGGAACTCGTGGCGGGTCGTCTACGCGGACCGCGCGGACCTCTGGCCGGACGGAACGCCGAAGCGCAAGGAGGTGAACGTCGCCGACTCGACGTCCATCGCGAAGTACGGCGAGCTGTGGGCGGAGATTCAGGAGGACGAGAACAGCAACATCGACAGCTCGACCGAGGCGACGGCGTTCGCGAACGCGGCCCTCTCCGACTGCAAGGAGCCCACGGCGCACCTGTCCACCGAGCTGCGGCGCGGGTTCCCGTGGGTCGAGCTGAATGACATGATAAAGTTCACGGCGAACGGCCTGCACTTCGACGCCGACCAGACGCTCGCCGTCACTGGGTGGACGCAAAGCTTCGAGGGCGGGAAGCTCAAAACGAAGCTCGAGCTGCGCGGGCTGCCGACCATCGGGGCGAAGGTCCACATCGCGAAGACTATCCATCGAGAGCACGCTCCCAAGGGGACGTCCGGGCATCAGCTCTCGCTCTTCCAGGGCGTCAAAACGCCCAAGATGAACTTCCTCGACACGGTCGGTGGCACCCGGGTGCAGCTCGACCTGTCGACCGACAAGCGCGCGCTGCTCGGCGAGTACGAGGTCCACCTCTCGCCCTCGCCCGGCTTCACCCCGGACGACACGACGCTGAAGGGGCTCACCAAGTCGACCACGCTCGAGGTGAGCGACCTCTTGCCCGGGGCGACCTACTACGGGAAGACCATTCAGCGCGGGTTCAACGCATCGAAGCTCGTGCGCGGGCAGCCGTCTGCCGAGGCTTCGTTCGTCGCCGGCCAGGCGTCTCCACAGCACCTCGAGATGGGGGCGTGGTGGGGCCGGCAGCCGCTAAACGGCGGCTTCGAAAGCATGCTGAACCCCGTCGGTCCGCCCGACCACTGGGAGATGATCTCCGGCGATTGGGGCACGGAAATAGACGAGGTCACCGGCTCCGACGTTCGCTCCGGCGAGCGCTGCCTCACGATCGACCCCTCGGCCTCGTCCGCCGACATCCGCGGGGAGACGTTCCAAATCGAGCAGGGTCGCTACTACAACGTTTCGTGGTTTTTCAAAGACAACGACGGCGGCACCGGCTCGGTCGAGCTGTACATGAAGACGTATTCTGACGACGGGGTCACGCAGGTTCAAGACCTCTCGCTCGACCTGGTGCACAGCACGTCCGACCCCTCGATTCTCAACCAGCTGTGGCAGCGCCGAGGGACGATCGTCTTCATCACCTCGACGAACGACCGATGGGCCAGAATCGGTGTGCGCAAGGCATCGTTCAGCTCCCCCACCTCGACAGACTTTCTCTTCGACTCCATCGAGATCAAGCCGCAAGACATGCTCGTTGTGGGAGAGCAGACGCAATCGATCGGCTCGAAAACCATCGCCTCTGGCACCCCGGCCGACTTCGGAAGCGAGGCGAACGTCAACCTTGATTCTGCCGAGGTTGGAAGCTTCCAGCCGAATGAAAACGACATCGTGGTTTTGTTCACCACCACGTGCTTCAGCGACACGGCGGCCACGGGCGTCGAGTTCTTCCCGCGCTTGACGGACATCGACGGCAACACCTTCGACGGCACGCCGCTGCGCTTCTATTTCAACGCGGCCAACACCCACCATCAATTCTCGGGCGTTTGGAATCTCACTCGCCCGCAGCTGGCCAGCTTCGGCGGTGCGCAAATTAACGTTAAAATGCGCTGGTCGCGTTTCACCGGCAGCGGAACAATCACCACCGACGCCAACGATTCCTGTTCGTTTGTCGTCAAGTGATTAGTCGAGGTTCCGCGACGACGATGGCGCTGGCTGGCCGATGCACGTGCACGTCATCGATGACTGATTGTCAGACGCCGGGAGGCAATAGAACGCCTGGATGCGCTCGCCCCAGCGCTCTTCGCAGCCGCGTTCGGCGTACGAGCACCGCGAGAACGAAACCGGGTCACCTGCGAACTGATGGCACGTGCTCGGACCGCATCCAGACAGCAGCAGAATCATCACGGCGACGAGGGTCATTTTCATGGTTCCCATCCTGGCTTCTCGCGATGAGCCGAGCCAACCCGTCAAGCCGAGCATCAGGTCGGTGACTCCGCCGAGCTGCCTCTGGCACGGGTACGTGACCGAAGGTCAGATCGTCAATCTCTCCGACTCCAAGCTCACGCCCTGAAGTTTGCTGTCCACGCGACGAGAGAAGATTGGCTCATGCGAAAGACCTCTCTCGCCTCGCTTCTTTTGGTCGTCGTCCTCGCGGCCGCGGCTTGGGCCGGCCCGCCTCCCACCGCGACGGGCGTGTGGCTCGACCAATCGAAGAACTACGCCTTCAGCTGTGCGGCCGCGGGATCGGCCATGCAGATCGTCACCAACGGGAAGTACATGGTTCGCGTGATGGGCGCCGACGTCAACCTCGTCTTCGACACGAGCTACGACGGCGGGACCGCGAACAATCGTCCGATGCCGGCGAACCTCGCCTACCTCGAATCATTCTACGCGGCGGACGGCGGGACGCTCCTGGCCTGCCAGAGCGCGGTCGACGGCGGCGCCGTGTACCTCACCGGCACCCACTGAAGGAGCTTCAACGTGCGCGCTCTCGTCCTGATCCTGCTCTCGCAGCTGATGGGCGATTCGCCCTTTCTTTCGAGCTCGGCTCAAAGGACGAATCGAGCGCCTTCGGCCCCGTTCACGCCAGCGTCGTTGGCGAATCTGAAGATGTGGATTCGCGCTGACGTGGGCGTAACGTCCGTCGCGAGTCGGGTCAGCGCGTGGGCGGACCAATCCACGAACGGCCACAACGCTTCCCAGTCGACGGCAGGGCACCAACCGCTGCTCGTCGCGAGCGGAATCAACGGGCTGCCGACGATCCGTTTTGACACTTCCCGCGGCGACATCATGAGCGTGTCGACCGCGGTGAACCAGCAAATCGGTTTTCGCATGTACTTCGTAGGAGCGTGGAGCGGAACCGGTGCCTACGAGGGCCTTCTCGACGCGAACGTCGGAATCGCGACCGATCGGTTGAACGGAAAGCCTGGCCTCGGGTTCAGCGTGACCGCCTCCGCCGTGACCGGCAACCATCTCATCACCATCGATGCGTATGGCGTGAGCACGTCATTCGAACATGCAAACGAGGTTCTCGTTCGCGTCGACAACGGCGCCTTCAGCTCAAGCCTCGGCACGGCCGGCACCCTGGCCACCAATATGGATTTGCTCGGCTCGATGGACGCAGACCTTTCGGAAGTCATCGTGACCACGTCGAACGACGGGACGGTGTTGCCCGCAACGCCAAGCGAAGACGCTCAGGTTCTTTCCTATCTCTCTTCGCGTTACGGGCTTTGGTGATGTCGACGAACGAGGAGGCGGCGCGATGAGACGACTTCTCTCGATGCTGCTGCTGGCCACGACGTCTCAGCCACAGCCGTTCCCCGACGCGACGCCCACGCTCCGGGGCGCGGTGAACGCGGACCCCGCCCAGCAGCTTCGAGGTAAGACCTTCAGCGACAAGCTCACGGTCGCGGCGGACTCCGGCGTAGCCTACGCGTCGACCTGCCTCCCCCGCGTCGAGGACCTCGGAGGCTGCCCGGTCGGCGGCGGGCTTCAATGCGTGGCCGACGCGGGATGGTTCTCGTGCCAGCACGGAGGGTGGTCCGTTCTCTTCGGCGCCGGCGGCAGCGGCGTGTCGACCGTCGCCGCGATAAAGCCCGTCGTCTCGAGCGGAGGAGCCTCGCCCTCGATAAGCGCGCTGCCTGCCGGGGTTGGAGACGCGGGCATCGTGACCGCTGGCGCCCAGACCTTCAGCGGCGTGAAGACTTTCCCCGATGGAATCTCTACGGCCGCCTACGTCGCTGCGCCTGGAGTTGTTGGCTACGCGTCCAACGTACCCCTGCTGCTCTCGAGCAACCTGGACCCCGGAGCAAATCAGCCGACCGTGGTCATCGACTCTCCGGGTGTCGAGCGCACGAACGGCTACACGCAGCAGTGGAAAAACAACGGAACGCCCTATGCAACCATGGACACGTTCGGCTCCCTGGCTCTGAACACGCTGACGCTCAACGGCGGGCTGATGACCGCGGCGGCCGGAGTCACCTACAGGTCGGCGCGGCTCATCGGCGACGGCTCGACGGACCATCAGTTTCAGGTGAAGTCGGGCATCACGCGCCCGGTCGGGGTCACCCTGATGGACGTACAGAATCCGAACGGCGCAGCCGTGTTCCAGGTGCTGGCACGCGGCGAAGTCATCGGCGGCATCAACCAGGACAGCGAGGCGAGCTTCATCGACGGCAGCGCGTCCGACGGCCACGCGACGCTGTCCTGCTCGCCAGGGGCCGGCGACGTCGGCGGCTGCTTCATCACCCTGCGCTCGCGGATGAGCATGAACAACGCCTCGGCGTTCCACGGCTACCTCACGCTTGGAAACTTTCCCAAGGAAGAGGACGGCGGCATCAACTACCAGGACGGCGGGCTCGCGATTCAGGTCTTCGGCACGGGCAAGTCGAACGCGCAGAGCACCACCTTCCGGGGCACGACCTTCGGGGTCGACGACTTCGGGAACGTCATCATCAGAGACGGGATGATTTTTCAGGCCATCAAGACGGCTGACCGCATCGCGTGCCCGTCGACGCCAGTGTGGGACGGGCAGTGGAAGGGCCCGGGCGGCTACGGCTACGACCAGGACGTGGGGGCAATCATGCTGCAGACCGCGAACAGCTGCGCCCTGGACGGCGGGGCCGAGCGGGTGCTCACCAACACGACGCTTTTCTACATGCCGAGCATCTTGGTCAACACGACCGTCAGTGCCGCCACGTTCGGAGCGCTTCTCACGCCGCCGCAGGGCACCACCCTCAAGGCTCTGAGCTTCTACTGGAGCGCCTCGGGCACCGGGGGCTCGACGAACGTCGTCTTCACGGGCACGAGCGCCGGAGGGGCGTGCGACTTTTCGATGGCGTGCGATGCGGCCCCCGGGGCGAAGCGTCTGACGGGCTCGGGCTCGGGCTGCAACGTGGTGGCCAACGACACCATCGTGTGGTCCATCAGCGCGGTCGGCAACTGCACCGGACCCGGCAGCATCACGGGCAACGTCACGCCGGAGGCCGCGTGGCAGTGACCAAGAAGGCCGCGGCCGCCGTGGCCGTCGCGGCGCTGATAGGCGGAGCCGTTGCCCTGCTGAACGGACGCCCCGCCAAGCAGGCGCTGCCGATGCTGGTCCCGAACGGGCGCGTCTGCCTCTCGCCCGACGCGCCGCCGAAGCCTTGTCCCTGAGGAGAAGACCGTGCGCATCGACCTGACCCTCTACAAGATTTCCGACGGGACGCCGCTCGACGACGCGACGCCGACCATCGTCGCGCTCAAGCGCATCGAGGTCGACGGCTCGTCCTTCGCGCTGACGGTTCCGTCGATGCTCAACGATGCCGACGGGCAGTATCACGCCGACGTCGACGACTCGCTGCTGCTCCCAGGCACGACCGTCAAGTGGATAATCGACGCCGGCGCCGACGCCAGCGCGCGCTACTACGACGGAGAGGCCAGCGCCGGCGCCCCTCTCTCACAGTCGGTCGAGGTCGACTCGACGTTCGTCGACCTCTCCGTGCGGCAGGGAGACCTCGGCCCCGCGTTCGAGGTCGTGCTGCGCGACGAGCGAGGCGCGAGGCTCGTACTGGCCGCCGACGCGGTCGTCCAGTTCAGGATGCGGCCCCTCGGCGGCGTCGTGCTGCAGGTCGACGAGGTCGCCACCGTGGTGAACGGCCCTCGAGGTCGGGTCAAGTACGCCTGGGCCGTGGGCGACACGGACTTCGCCGGGCTCTACGAGGCCGAGTTCTCGGTGACCGACGCGGGCAGCGGCGACGAGGCCGTCCCGCGCACGTTGCCGGCGACGGGCTTCTACCTCGTCGAGATTCGCGCCGGCCTTTCGCGCTCGCTTCGTCCGCCCTCCGGGCTGATGGCCCTGTGGCTGATGAACGACGCCGACGACGTCACGGTCTTCAAGGACGAGACAGGGCAGAACCCGCTGTCGGTGCAGGGCATCCCGCCCCCTCTCGCGGAAGGGCGCGGCGGCGCGGCGGCCCCGCTCTCGAGAGACTTCGTGCCCGACGGAAACTCGGGAGGGGCGCCGTTCGGCTACGGGCTGGCCACCATCTCGAGCGCGCAGCGGCAGACGTTCCTCGGCGGCGCGTTCAGCTGGGCGACGTGGTTCCGGCCGGTCAACCGCTCGGGTGTCGAGGACGCCTTTCAGAACCTGCTCTGCGTGAGCGCGAGCACGGCCGACGGCGGGCTGTGGTTCGTCGTGTACAACTCCCAGTTCGCCACGTTCGTCACCGGCAACTCGCCGGGCGGAACGGCTCAGGCGGGTGCGCTGACCGACGGCGTCTGGACGCACCTCGCGGCGACCTACGAGCCGAACGGGCCCTCGGACGGCACGTTTCGCCTCTATCAGGACGGCGCGAAGGTGCTCGAGGAGACCGGATGGGCGCCGCCGAGCGCGGACCAGCCAGGGGCTTACTGGCAGCTCGGCGCCGGCAACCCGACGAGCCCCGACGGCGGCCTCTCGGGGCAGCTTCAGGACATGCGCGTCTACGACCGGCTGCTCGCCGACGCCGAAATCATGGCCCTGGCAGAGGGCTGATGACGAGCGACGGCAACGGGCACGCGGCCCTCGAGCATCGCGTCAGCCTCGGCGAGGCCGAGCAGCGCTCGCTGAGGTCCGAAGTCCGCGAGCTGCGCGGCGTCATCGTGGAGCTGTGCGGCAAGGTCGACCATCTCTCCACGCTCGTCAAGGCGAGCGGCGAGGCCCTCGAGTGGCTCGTCCTCGAGAAGAAGGCGCGCCGCAAGCGGAAGGTGGCGGCATGAGCACCAAGCCGCCGACGCTCAAGGCCTCGCCGCGCCCTGACGCGCCAGAGTTCTCAGAGCACGAGCTCGACAACGCGGACCCCGACTCGGTCATCACAGGCGTGCACCCCGCGACGCGCGACTTCGTACGTGAGGTGAGCAAGAGCGGGCTCTTCAAGACAGCCTGGGCGCTGCTCGCCACCGCCGCCGCCTTGGTGGCCGGTACGCTTTGGGCGTACCGCGCGGCCGCCCAGGAGGCCCGTGACGCCGGAACGTCTGCCGCCACCGATGTGAAGCGGCAGGCCGATGCGACCCAGCGCGAGCTCGAGCGCTTCCAGGTGGAGGTCAGCAATCGTCTGACCGGCGTCGAACAGGCCGGCAACCGCACAGAGCAGAAGGTCGACCGATTGCTTTACCGCTTCGACATCCCCAACCCGGCCCCCGCGCCCAAGGACGGCGGACGGTGAGCGCGATGATGCTGTCCCGCATCGACACGGATCTGCTCTATGCACCGTTCCTGGCCAAGCTGCAGGCCCTGCTCGACGACGCGATGGGCCAAGGGCATGCCTTCTGGGTCGTAGAGGGCTACCGCAGCTATACGCGCTCCGAAGAGTTGTATGCCCAGGGCCGTTCGAAGCAGGGCCCGGTCGTGACCCGCGCCCGAGCTGGGCAGTCGGCTCACAACTTCGGGATCGCCGCTGACCTGGTGCTCGATGGGTATCTGGAGCGCGCTGGGCTCCAGCCCGACTACCGTCCAGACTCCTACGAGCCACTGCGTGCGCTGGCCCCCAAGCATGGGCTCGTCTGGGGCGGCGGTTGGGCGGGGCTCAAGGATTACCCTCACGTCCAACTGCCGAACTGGGTGACGGCCGTCGACCTGTATCCGCTTCGTGAGGCCTTCTCCACGGGCGGCCTAACCGCGGCCTGGGCCGTCCTCGATCGTCAAGCGCTCAGCTGAGCGTCAGTGTCGAACGGTCCACGCGCGGACGGAGACTTCCCACATGCACCATTCGAGCATCCCCAACACATCAGAGTTGGATTTGAGGCCGCGCCGGGGTCCCCCCCCTCCCCCTCGGCGCGGCCGTCTGTTCCTACAGCTGCTCGCGATGGGCAACCTCTGGGTGATCGCCCTCGCCGCTGGTGCCGCCTTTGCCCAGGCGCCCGGCTCACCCGGTGCGGCCGATGTCGACTGGGTTGGACTGCTCAAGGTCATCCTCAACGGTGTCCAGAACGGCAACTGGTGGCTCGCGGCGGGGCCCGCGCTGACTATGACCGTGTGGGGCTTGCGCAAGTGGGACCTGCTCATTCCGAAAGCGGGCCCAGTCATCGATCGGTTCTTGAATCAACCGTTCGTGGCGTTCCTCCTGCCCATCGCGCTGTCGGGGCTCACCGGTCTGTTCTCGGCCCTCGCCACCGGAATGCCCATCGGCCCGGCGCTGCTGGCCGCTCTGAAGGTCGCCGGGACGGCGATCACCGCCTACGTGGGCCTCAAGAAGGCCGGAGAGCAGCTGTCTCCCGCGCCCGCCCAGGCCGCCGGCGCCGAGGCCGCGAAGACTCCTGGGCCCACGCTCGGGGCCTGAGCCATTCCAGGCGGTGAACGAGGGCCGAGCGGTTCAGCGGGCCTCAACCAACGAGGCGGCACCATGGCAGTGAGAGCGAAGATGCGTTGCACGGGTCGCAGCGAGTTGACCGGCGTGTCGAAAGGCGAGGGCGTCACGCAGGTGAACGTCACGCTGCAGCCGGTCTACGACGACGGCAAGAACTCCGAGTGGTCGAAGTGGACCCCGAGCGGTCAGCTGCAGATGACCATCACCAACCCGGCCGCCTACGAGCAGTTCAAGCTCGGGCAGGCTTACTTCGTAGATCTGACGCCCGCGGAGGACTGACGGGTGTTCCGGCCACCGAACGTGCCGGTGAAGATGCTGCACTCCATACTAGGGGCGCGGCGAACGTTCGGCTCCGTCGTCCTCGCGCTCGTCGTCTCGGCGCCGGCGCGCGCGCAGGACGGCGGTCTTTCCGATGCAGGGTGGGTTGACCCGCTCTATGCGGGCTGCCCGGTCGCCCCGCCACCCGAGCAGCTCGCTGAGGGCGCCTGGAAGCTCTCCCCCGCACGAGCCTCGCGCCTCGCCTGCCTGCTGGTGACCTGCAACGACCGTCGGCGCGGGCTCGAGTCGGCGGCGCCCGTGCTGTCGGGGGCCAGCCAGGTGTTCGGCTGGGCACTCTTCGCCATCGGGCTGATCGGCGGCGTCTATTTCGGCTGGGAGCTTCGGGGCCTGTTCCGCTGATCAGCGCCAGAACTTGCGGCATCGCAAGCAGAGCCAGAAATCGGTCACCGGGGCGCCCCGGTCCTCGCGCACTGCGGCATGCCCGATCTCGCGGCACAACAGTCGCTCGAGATCCTCGAGCAGCATCGAGGCATGCGCCGGGATCATCGGGGGCCCTTCGGTTGCTCGTGGCACATACAGTGAAAGCACCGATAGCTGAACCGGACCCCCTCATGACGATGGCCGCAGCGTTCGCAGGGAAAGCCACGCATGCGCGCGAGCTCGTGCTGCACGCGTCCCTCGAAACCGCGGCAGCCGGCGGAATAGAGCTGCTCGGCGACCTGTCGCATCTGGCTGGCGACTTCGAGGGCACGGTCGCGCTGCAAGAGCTCCCAGCCCGATGCCCGCTCGGCGTCCTCGATGCGGTTCACCTCATAGGCAATGGCATGCGCGGCAAGGCGCTGCGCGATCTGTTCGATCGTGCCTTCATCCTGGTTCAGTAGCGGGAACTCGAGGCGGTCGGTGCTCATCGCCGGAGGAACAGCGCATGGCCAGCGATGTAGCCCTTCCCGTTCTTGTTGACGCACCCGGAGGAGACCAGCGCCGAGATGTAGTCGCCGGTGCTGCCGCCGCTCGCCTCCATGTTGGCGGCCTCGGCCAGCTGCTCGCGCGACAGAGGGCTCGAGGCGGACATGATCGCGTCGAGCATCTGCCTCGCCCCGCGCTTGAAGTTGGGTCGGCTCTTCCACAGCGAAACGATCTCGGTCGGGCTCTTCGGGGCAACCGGTCCGGCAGCCTTGAGCCCCTCAGCGGTCGCCCGCAGGTCGCCGTTCTCGTCGTCCTCGACGAAACCGGTCGAACGGAGCGCGCTGATGTAGTCGCCGGTCGATCCGCCGGCGTGGGCCATCACCACCCTGGTCGCGAGCTGGCGGCGCGTAAGGCTGCGCGGGTGGAGCGCGGCGAGTTCGCGCAGCATCTCCCGGGCCCCCTTCTTCAGTCCGGTGCCCTCGAGCTTGGGCGCCTTGCCGGCCTGGCGTGCCGCAAGAACAACCGCCGCGCCATGCGGCCATTCGAGCGGTGGCCTGGGCGCCGGTGCCGGAGCGGCATTGCCTGCGTCGGTCGGGTACTTCTGGAACAGCTCGCCGATCGCAGTGACGAGCGCCTTGAGCCCCACCGCCACATCGGGGCCGATGATCGGTACGATGACCCTCTCGGGGGCGGGTGCCGGTCGATCGGCGAGTTCCCGCTCGAGCTGCGCTATGCGCCGCCGTAGCGCGCCGGCGTCGTCCTGCTCCGCCTCGACCACCACGGTCTTCATCGCCTCGCGCAACGCCTCGACGTCGACCTCGGCGAGCACCTTCGGAGCCTCGAGCTTCACTCCGAACTTCGGCGTGGCCGAACTGTCGAAGGTCGTCTTCTTCGTGACGTGCACCCGCCGGAAGACGTTGAGCAGGTGGGGGCTCGCAAGCCACGCCTGCCCGGTGGCGAGCTTGGGCAGTAGCCCGTCGACATCGAGCTGCTCAGCGTCGGTGGCCTTGTCGGCCATCCATTCGCTGATCGCCTTGCGCTCGTGCTTACCCATCGTGCGCATCGCGAAGAGGGTGCCCGCCTGGTTCAGGGCCTTCTTGTTCACCGCTTGGGGCTGCTGGGTGATCATCGAGCAGCCGATGCCGTGGCTGCGCCCCTGCCGAACGATGCGCTCCATGCGGTTCAGCATCACCGCCGGATTGCGCCGCGGGTCGCCACCGCGCCCGTCCGCGGGCAGGTTCTGCGGCAGGAAGTTGTGGGCCTCCTCGAAGAACAGGTGCACGGGCGTCTTGCCCTTGCGCTGCAGATCGTAGAAGCGCTCTGCGAAGGCGCTGGCGAACATCACCTGGTCGCTGATCGTGAAGTCGGCAATGTCGAGCACCGCGCTGATACCCTTCGAGACGATGACGTCGGCGACGAGCGCGCCGGCCTCGGGGACGATCGGCACATGAGCGTGCTCGCCGCCGAAGACGTGCACTGGGAACCCGCTCGCCTTGCCGTCGGCGGCACTGAGCAGCCCCCACCAAACGCTCATCGGGTCGAGCGCGATGATCTGCGCGCCCGCCTCGAGCATGAGTTCGGCGAGGCGCATCGCGGCATATGTCTTGCCGGAGCCGCTCTGCCCGACGAACGCCAGCCGCTCGGTCACCGCGTCGACCGGCACCGCCACCTCTTTCGAGATCCGCAGATCCTTCATCGCCTCTTGCCTCCCTTAACCCCGAGCCTGCCAGGCACGAGCGTTCCGCAGCGGGTACAGCACCAGTAGATGCTCCACGCCGGGTCGACACCCCGAAGCGGCGCATGCACGCCGAGCCAGCACAGTAGGCGCGCGATCATGCCGAGTCCTCGACATCGACGATCGTCAACTTCTTCTTCGGCGAGCGCCACGTGATGCGCCTATTGGAGTGAATGCCTTCGTGCCCCTGCTTGTGAATGCAGCCGTCGCCGGTCTTCGACGGCCGGACGCCGCAGAGCGTGCCGTCGTCGACCAGCTCGAACCCCGGCTCAACCGCCGACGCCCGCACAGGAACCCGCGCCTTCGGGGCCTCGGCGCCGTTCGTCACCCACCCGGCCCGCTCGGCACGGGCGAACATTTCCAGCCGCGAAGTCGACGCGCACAGTGCCTCGATGTCGCGGTAGGCCTCCGCCGGCTTTTCGCTATGCGCGCCGGGCGAGGCGGCCAGCATCGTCGTCTGAGTCGCGCCGGTGAGCACCGGAGAGCCTCGCTCGAGGCGCACCAGGTGCTCGGTGATGTTGCGCCAGCCGCGGCCGAGGCCCATGCGCGTCTTCACCCAGGTGCGGATCTGCTTCGGCACGAGGCCGTATCGGGTCTGCCAGGTGTTTGCGACGATGGCGTAGGCCATCGGGTCGACCAAGTGGCTGTTCGTCACCCACAAAAAGACGCAGCAGTCTTTCGCCACTGGCAGCTCGAGCATGCGGATCTCTTCGATGCTCATCGTCGGGTAGGGCGTGGCGCCCCTCACCGCATCGCTTCCGTCGAGCTTGTCTTCGTAGGACCATGGGGGGTCGACCACGATCACGCCGAATTCGCCGACGGGGGGCACGTGGGCGCGCACCTTCGCGATCTGATGCTCGCGAACGATCGTCTTCTCGGCCTGCTTCAGCGTGACGTCGCCGGCTCGGACCTGGGCGAAAAGTTCCGGCCGCTCGCTCTTCACCCGCTTTGCGCGCTCGACGGTGCGGGTGGCCATTCCGTACTTCTTCGCCGCAGCCGCTGAGGCCTTTCCTTTCGGTACGTTGAGGGTAGCGCCCGGGGCGCTACCCTTCCTCTTGCCGCCCTCTCGCATTCGTTCTTTCGCTGCGGCCTTGGCTGTTTCGAGCTCCGCCTCGACGAGCGCCATCGCCTCCACCACAATCGAGGCGCGCTGATCGGGCGTGAGGTGGCGCCGGTGCATGTTCTCGCTGAGCACCCATTCGGCCGGGCTCACGCCGTCGTCTTCGCGGTCCCACATGAGGACCTCCGGCTCAACTCCGGCCCGGCGGCAGGCCTCGAGGCGGTTGCGGCCGTCGAGCACCAGGTTCCCGCTGGTGACGATGATCGGGTGCGACTGTCCATGTGTCTTGATGTCGGCCGCCAGCTCGTCGAGCTCGCCGTCGGTCATCATGGGAAACAGCTCTGCAGCCGGGTGAACCTTCAGGCGAACGCTGTTTGGCTTCACGCTGCCGACCTCCGAGCATGCTTCTTCAGCCAGGCGATGTCGCTGGCTGCGCATCGGTGCTGGGCCTTCTTTGCTCCGCAGCCGACCAGGGCGACCCGCGCCGTGGGGTACTTCACACGCGGGGCGATCATGGCGCCCTCAGTTCGCCGCTGACGCGGTCCGCGCGCTCGATGAGCTTGTCGAGCAGTGCCGAAAGGCGGTCGGCCCCGGCGGAGCCAGCGATCACCTCGGTCGCCCTGCGCCACATTACGAACTCGTCGACTACGCCAAGGAGTTCGGCGAGCGCGGCGCAGCGGCGGCAGAGCCGCACCGGATCGTTTGCCTGTTCCTCGGAGGCGGCTTCATAGAGATGCGTACATTTCGGGCAGGTGGCGATCAAGCCGTCACCCGCACGAAGCCCCCGAGCCGCTCCCGCGCCTCGATCTCTCCACAGAAGACGATGGCCGCTCTCTCGTAGGCTTCCCAGAGCCGCTCCGTCTCCTTGGCGTCGCATTTGGCGGGCCCGTTGACCTGCGCCCACCATGCGGCCCAGGCCTCATCTTTTGATTGCCGCATCGTCTCGACAACGTCGCTCTTCCCTTGGTCCATGATGGACCCATAATGAACCATTTAGTGGTTCATATCAACACCAGTTGACGAACCAACCATTGGTGCGGTACATCTCCAGACATGAGTTTCGACGGCGCCACGTCCTGGGCTACACAGCTGGTTGCAAACGCTGGGAGGCTCATGATGGGGAATGGCGTTGTTTCGTTCGGAGACGAGGAGCCGCGGATCGGCAAGACTATCCGCCTGACCTTGGAGCTCTGGAAAGAGATCGCGGAGTGCCTCGAGTTCGAGAAGGGGCTCCGCCGCGCGGCGAAGGTTACTGGGCGGTTTTCCCAGAACGACCTGGCGCAGCAGCTGATGAAGTGGGCGGTCGAGCAGTACTGGAAGGAAAACGGGCCAAAGCCCGAGAAGATGACGGACCGCGACGCGATCATCCGTGCGCTCAAGGCGCGCGTGAAGGTCGCCAGCGGCGAGGCGGGGCAGAAGAAGTAATCGGGCGGTTCTTGAGCGGGAGTTGAGTGGAGATGCGGCTTACGCCGTTTTCACCGAAGTTCCGGGATTTGACACTGAACCTTGGTTCAGTGCATGACGGGAGCACGGGTCGCGTTCTTGCGCCTCGGCTCCTGGTGGGAGAGCAGCGTGGGGAAAACGGCGAAGGTGATGGTCTCTGTCGAGTGGGCGGTCTCGCTCGATCGGCTGATCGAGGCGACGAACAGGGACCAGCGCCGGGTAGTGCGGCCCGTCTCCCCTCGCATCCATCTAAGGCCGCCGGAGATGACACCGCGCCCGATGAAGCGTCACTGAAGTGGTGGTGGCGGCGGCGGTGGTGCCGCGATCTGCACCGCGCGACAGCTGAAGTTCGCGCTGGGGCTGAGATCTGGGAACAGCGTGTCGTTCTTGTCGCCGACGGTCATCGGTACGCTACAGGCGTAGACCTGTCCGCAGGCATCGAGGCGGTGCGTCACGAGACCGTCGGCACCGCGTCGGCCCATCTGGACCTCAGCCACGCGGGCCAGTGCAGTGATCTTGTCCTGCGGGCAGCCCGTCTCTGCGGCCACCCTACGCATCACGAGATCGAGATCCGGCGTCGCGCCGCACTTCACGCGGTCGTCGGGCTCACCGCACCAGATTGCCAGGCCACAACCTCGGACCTCGACCGACGCCCAACGATAGGGGTCACACCGGCCATCGTTGCGGCTGAAGCTGAGGTTCTCGACCGCGAGTTCTCCGACGGGGCATGGAAGCATCTCGCGCGCTGCTTTGGCGATCCGATGTTCAGGCTGTCCCCGCTCCGGGATGATCTCTTCTTCAGGGTGCCGCCCGCGCCAATCCGCCAGCGCTTCGCTGCAGGTGGCGACCCGCGGGTAGCCGATCACCGCCGAGGTCGTGAAGAGGGCGGCCAGCGCGCCACCGACCACAATGCTTGCCACGGCCGGCCCAAGGTTATTGGCCTGGGGGTCATTCCCCTGCGCGACCGAGACAACCCCGACGCCCGCGAGCCCGGCCGCTCCGACCGCGAAGACGGTATCCCATGCCGGGCGGGCGTAGCTGGCGTTGCAGGTCGGGCGCTCCGCGTAGGGCGGGGGGTCAGGCCTTCGGGTGCCAATCAGCGAGCAACTCGAAAGTGCGAGCGCGAGAAGCGCGATCCTGAGCATGTCCACTCCGTTGCGAGACTCGCCAGCCTATCTCGGGTTTCGGGAGTTCGCGCGTGAGTACCTCGAACCCACTCAACCGCGAGCTCATCGAGGCTGAGCCGTGGATCGGCGATCAGCGGGCTCAGGTGCTCGCGCTGCTCGAGGAGCGCGCCGCGGCGATGGCGGGCATGGAGATGGCTGCCGTTGCCTGCGTGTCGCGCGACCTGGTCGAACGGGCTTTCCAGGCGATCGATGAGTTGGTGACCGACGACTACGACCTCGGTGTCGGAAAGAGCGGCGTGCGCTTGGCGCATCTGTTGCTCAGAGAGGCTCTCGGGCGATGAGCACCGACGACGCCCTCTACCGCCTCGTACGGCGCGCGGTCGCTGACGCCCTCGCCGAGGCCAAGATGCTGCACGCCAGAGAGCCTGAGCCGGACCTGGTGAGCGTCGCCCACGTGCGGCGGCACATCGAGGTTTCTCCGAGCTGGCTCAAGGCCCGCATCGCATCCGGCGAGCTCGCCAAGTACGGCCGCGGGAGGCTTGCCCGGGTGAGGCTCGACGACGTTCGCGCGCTGCTGGCGCGGCGCGCGGGGCCCGTCTCGGCGCCGTCACCGTCGTCGCAAGCTGATCGGATTTTGGCAGCGGTAACGGGAGGAAGACGCTGATGACCGCCGAGCTCAAATACACCGACGTGATGAGGCCGGAGGACATCAACATCGCGCACCTCTGGGTGATCTTCGCCGGCGCGGTACTGCCCGTGGGAGCGTCGCAAGGCCAGCGTGAAGACATGCGGCGGGCGTTCTATGCGGGCTTCGTCGAGTGCTTCAAGATCTTCACCGACATCGCCTCTTCACTGCCTGAGGTGCACGCGACCCAGGTGCTCGACGGCATCAATCGAGAGGCGAAGGCCTTCTTCGAAGAGATGAAGCGGAGGCACGGTCTCTGATGGGCACCGTCTACCGTCGCGGAAAGAAATTGTGGGTCGGCTGGCTCGGAGCCGACGGGAAGTGGCACTACAAGTCCAGCGGCTACCTGGTCGGCCAGGAGCTGCTCGCCAAGGAGCTGCTCGCGCTGATCGAGGACCGCGTGAAGCGCGGGGCGGCGAACGGCCTGGAGGGCTGCAGCGTGCGCGAGTTCGCCGGGCGCTGGAACGAGAAGCGGCTGAAGAAGGGCAAGGCGACGAATGCCAAGCTCGACGCCCGGGCTATCGAGAGCCACGTTCTGCCGGCCGAGCTCGACGCGGGTGGCCGCCGGCTGGTGTTCGGCGACATGGATCTCGCCGAGGTGCGGCTGGTGCACGTCAGGGCCCTGCTCGAGCACCTGGAGCTGAAGAACATCGGCACCGACGAGCAGCCCGATCACCTCGCCCCCCGCACCCGGCGGAGCATCTACAGCCTGGTGAACCGCGTCTTCAAAGACGCGGAGCGCGAAGAGCTCATCGCGAAGAGCCCCTGCCAGCTCGAGCGCGGGGAGTGGCCCCAGCCGGTCGACAAGGACATCAGCTGGCGCGAGGGAGCCGTCTTCGGCCTGGCCGAGCTCGAGCGCCTAGTCTCGGACCCGGTGGTGCCGCTGGATCGCCGGGTGTTCTACGCGATCGCCTTCCTGGGGGGCTGCCGGGAGGGTGAAATCGCCGCACTGCGGTGGCGCGCCTATGACGGCACGCGGCTGCCGCTCGGTTCGCTGCACGTGCACGCCAGCTACACCCGGAAGAACAAGCGGGAGAAGTCGCCCAAGAACAAGCTGCCCCGCGCGGTGCCCGTGCACCCGCTGACCGCGGCGCTGCTCGGCGAGTGGCGGCTCTCCGGCTGGGCGAGGCTGTTCGGCCGGCAGCCGACCGAGACTGACCTGCTCGTGCCCAACCGGGCGGGCACCTACGTGACCGATCTCAACCTCGGCGACAACTTCCCGCGGGACCTCGAAGCGCTGGGCCTGCGTCGCCGGCGGTTCCACGATACGAAGCGCACGTTCGTCACCCTGGCGCGCGCCTCCGGCGCGGGGGGCTTCCTGCGCTGGGTCAGCCACGGGCCGACGAAGGGCGAGATGCAGGACACGTACAGCACGCCCCCCTGGGAGACGCTCTGCCGGGAGGTGCTGTGCATCAAGGCCCAGCTGCGCGGCGCTGCGGTCCTGTTGCCACTGGCGTCGGCTGTCGGCGCTGGTTCGGGTGGTTCGCGAACCGGTTCGAACCAGGCTTCGGGCCCGGCTACTACAATTCTTCCTACAGGAGGCGGTTCAGCGATGGAAAGCGTTGAAAGCGACGTCATTTACGATTTGCCCAGGGCGAGATTCGAACTCGCACGCAAGAGGCCCAGTGGCCTCTCGCCGCATGACGAATCGGGCACTTCGGAGAGCGCATCGGGCACCGAGGGTCGTGGAGAGACTGCCGAGTGTTGTAAATCTACTACACCTCTTCGGCTCGCCGACTTCGAGCGGGCGCGGGCCGCCCGCGAGCAGGCAGAGGCGGGCCATCAGTGACGCCGGCTATCGAGGAGTTCGAGGCTCGGGCGACGCCTGAGCCGAACACCGGCTGTTGGCTTTGGACCGGGGCCGCGACCGGCGCCGGTTACCCGGTCATCGGCATTGCCCGTCGATCCCGGCCCGCCCATCGCATGGCGTACGAGGCCGCCGTCGGTCCGATCCCCAGCGGGCTGACGATCGATCACCTGTGCTGCATCACGATGTGCGTCAACCCTCAGCACATGGAGGTCGTCACGCACGGCGAGAACTCGCGTCGACGAGGAGCGCGACAGACCCACTGCAAGCGCGGCCACGCCTTCACCTCGGCGAACACCTACTACTTCGTCGATGGAGAGGGGTATCGGTGCCGCCATTGTCGTCGCTGCAAGGCTGACACGGTCGCGGCGCTTCGGAAGGCGGGCGCCAATGGCTGACCCGCGCGGCGTCGCACCGGTCGAGGTCAAGCCGGGCCTGATGGTCCGCTACCAGCCCACGCTCGGCGGCCCGAAATACGTCGGGCTCGTGGCTGAAGAGCCGTGGCAGCTCGGCCAAGGCACGTGGGTCACGCACCTGTGCTCGATGGAGCCGGCCTATGGCGCTGACACCGGCCGCCCGGGTCGCACGACCGTCAAGGCCGCGGCGCTGACCCACCTCGAGGTGATCGGTGGCTGAGCGGCCGATCCTCTTCTCCGCGCCGATGGTGCGAGCGCTGCTCGCCGGCACGAAGACCCAGACGCGCAGGGTGGTGAAGCCTCAGCCAGACAACCCCGAGACGTTCGGCGTGTCACCGATCTGGGGCCAAGGCGTGCTGCGCGAGCACCTCGACCCCCAGCAGCGGTTTCACGTGCACGCGGCATTCAACGAAGGCGGCAAGCGCGTCGACCGCTGGCTTCCGTGCCCATTCGGGGCGCCCGGCGACCGCCTCTGGGTGCGCGAGACGTTCATCACTACGCCCAAGCGCTGGACCGACGACTGGGCGCTGTTCGACAAAGAAAGTCGCAAGGTCGACGGCGACGGCGACATGCGAGCCGTGCAGTACCTCGCCACCGCGCCGGACCGTGAAGGCGCAAACGGCTGGGGCCTGAAGGCAACGCCAAGCATCTTCATGCCGCGATGGGCCTCGCGCATCACGCTCGAGGTGACTGGCGTGCGAGTCGAGCGGCTGAAGGACATCAGCGAGACCGACTCGCTCGCCGAGGGCGTCGAGCCCATGGTGCACGAGTGCTGGTCGGTGTGGGAGCCGACCTGCGAGGCGACCGTCTCGCTGATGGTTGAGCCGACCCCCGAAGACATTGCGCGGCACGGCTACCAGGACGTGCGTCACATCGGCCCGAAGGTGATCGCGACCGCGGCCGATCGCTACATGATCCTTTGGGATTCGATCAACGGCCCGGGTGCTGCGTCGAAGAACCCGTGGGTATGGGTCGTCGAGTTCAAGCGGGTGGCCCATGGCGCTTGAATGCCTCGAAGCTGGCTGCAGTGGGAAGATCAAGGGTGCGGTCGGAAGCGGTCGCTTCTGGGAGGGCGACCCGTACGTGTGCCCGCGGTGCAGTGCGCGGTACGTGATCGGCATCACCGACGACTACGAGGACGATCGCATCGCGTACCTCGTGCCAGCTGAGCAGTGGCACACCTGCGCGCGGTGCGGTCGGAATCAAAAGGACTGTGCCCATGGCTGACGCTCCTCGCCCCGGCGAATGCCGCACCTGCAAGGCGCCGATCTACTGGGCGGCGACCGCCCTCGGGAAGTCGGCGCCGTTCGACGCGAAGCCCAACCCGGAAGGCGGTTGGTGGCTCGCGCGCAAGCCGGGAGGCCAGACCGTCGCGACCGTCGCGCCGCCGCACGAACAGCCAGCCCGCAACCGGTACACGTCGCACTTCGCGACCTGCCCGAACGCTGCCCAGCACAGGAGGCCGCGCGATGCGTGAAGCCCCCACGCTGCGCCAGCTCGAGGTGCTCCGGCTCATCGCCAAGGGCATCGAGGGCGGCCTACCCCCCACCAACCGTGAGCTGTGCGAGGCCCTCGGCTTCGCCAGTACCCATTCGGCCGCCTGCCACATCGCGGCGCTCATCAAGAAGGGCTACCTCGACCGGATACCCAACCGAGCAAGGGCGCTGAGCCTCACGAGCGCCGGGCGGGCCAGCGTCGCGCGGAGGGCAGCGTGACCAGCTTCCGCAAGAGCCAGGCGCGCCACGTGCTCGAAGCCCAACTACGCGCCCTCGCGCCGCACATGACGGCGCCCGATGCTCTGCGCGAGGTGGTGGAGGAGCTGGCTCGCGACGGGGTCCTCTGGGCGCACCTTCAGCGGCCGCGCATCACGCTCACCCCGCCGCTGATGGGGGCGCCAGTTCGATGACCGACCTCGGACCCCTGTTTTCGACGCCGCCGCCGGCGCCACCAAAGCGCGATGAGCCCGACCAGGCCGCCGAGCTCGCCCGGGTGCTGAGCGCGCTCGAGCGGCACATCATAGAGTTTCTGCGGAAGCGCATCGGCGGGGCCCGCTGCTTCCACATGAGCGAGCTGCTCGAGTTCGTGAACGCTCGCCGAGCGGCCGACGGCCTGGCGCCATGCGCGCCCGACTCCCCGCGCCGCGTGATGAGCGAGCTCGAGAAGCTGGGCTGCTGCCAGGTGCTGCGCCTCAAGCCGCGCCGCGCCTCTCTCTACGAAGTCGTCGCCGTCTCGGAGGAACCGTGAAGCCCAAGCCCGCACCGAAGCCTGACCTGCACGTCGTCTACGACGAGAACGAGCTGCCGAAGCTCTACGTCATCGAGTGCCCCGAGGGTTGGTGGCGCCCGAACGAGGCGGGTTACACCGCGTCGCTCGCGGCCGCCGGCACCTATCCAGAGTCGAAGGCCCTCGAGATTTCGAAGCGCCGCGACGGTGACCTCGCGGTGCCGCTCGAGCAGGCCGTGCGCGAGCTCGTCGGCGAGGCGAACCCCGTCGTGCTGGCCGCGATCGCCGTGCTGGGGGGTCGCTGAGCCATGTGCGAACTCTACGGCGACAGCGATGGGCCGGCTTTCTACGAGCGAACGGCGCGGTGCGCTCGAAAGGCCCATATCTGCGATTCATGCGATGGGCGCATCGCTGCGGGTGAGCGCTACTTCGTTGAATCGTTCGTAGCTGAGCGCGGCGGCAAGGCGGAGAGCCAGAAGTGCTGCTCAGCCTGCGACGCTGATCGCGACACCTTCAGCGAAGCGCACGACGATGAGTTCAATCCGCTTCCGACCTACTTCCGCGAAGCTCTTTGGCACTGCATCGCCGAGGAGCCGGAGAGCGCCGCCCGCTGGCAGCCGATGCTCGACGCGATGGCTGGGCGAAAGGCGGCCGCTTGAGGCGCCTGCTCATCTGCATGCTGAACCCGAGCTCCGCCGGCTGGCCCGAGCCCGACATGACGGTCACGAAGCTGTGCGGCTTCGCGGCGCGCATCTCCAGCATCGGCGGATCGTTCGAGCCAATCCAGGTACGTGACGGCGGGGCCGTCTTCTCGTCCGACGGCGTCTACCGCTACCGGCTGTGGCGCATCATTGAGACGCCAACGCGCCTCGTGCGCTTCGACGTCGTGAACATGTTCGGCCTGGTCTCGACCGACCCGGCTGGACTGCAGGGCAAGCTCGACCCGGTCGGCCCCGACAACCTTCGGCACATCGGTGCCGTCCTCGCCGAGGCCGACACGGTCATCGCGGCGTGGGGCTCGCTGAAGGCCCACCCGTCATGGGTCAGGGCGGCAGCCGTGCACACGACGATGCTGCTCACAGCGCGGCGCGACGTCCATGCTCTTGCGCTGACGGCTGACGGGTCGCCGGCACACCCGTCACGCCTGCCATACACCTCGAAGCTTGTGCCGTTTCGGGCGCGTCGGGTGGCCGCGTGAGCCTCGAAGCCGCAACCGAGGTTCTGGGGGGGGGGGCGAACGTGGGCGGTCGTTCACGGCGAAATGCTCGCCGTGCTCCGGGCGCTCCCGTCGGCCTCGGTCGACGCGATCATCTGCGATCCGCCCTACTCGTCCGGCGGTGCCTTCCGAGGCGACCGCATGGCTGACACGAACGCGAAATACGTTCAGTCCGAGCGTGAGGGACGGCGCCCCGACTTCGCCGGCGACAACCGAGACCAGCGCAGCTTCGAGTACTGGTGCGCGCTATGGCTGGCCGAGTGCCTGCGCATCGCCAAGCCCGGCTCAGTGGCGGCAGTCTTCACAGACTGGCGGCAGCTCCCATCGACCACGGACGCCCTGCAGGCCGGCGGGTGGGTGTGGCGGGGCATCGTGCCGTGGGACAAGACTGAGGGTTCCCGGCCCCAGATGGGTCGGCCTCGCTCGCAATGCGAATACGTGGTCTGGGGCAGCGCCGGAGCACTTGGGGAGCGCAAAGAGGTTGGAGTACTCCCCGGTCTGATCACGGCGATGATGCGGGCCGACGAGCGGCTGCACATCGCTGGCAAACCGGTTGAGGTGATGGCCGAGATCGCCCGGCTGTGCATTCCGGGCGGTGTGATTCTCGACCCGTTCTGCGGTTCGGCTTCGACTGGGGTCGGGGCGCTCCGCCGCCGGTGCCGTTTCATCGGCGTTGAGGTTGACGCCCACTGGGCGCGCCTCGCGGCCGAACGCATGACCGCGGAATGCCAGGGCTCAAGCCTCGCCTCGTGGAAGCAGGGCCAAACCGCGCTGCAGCTGGACGACGAACCACCCGGGAGGGGTGCCGCATGAGACTGCCGTGGCAGCAGATCGCAATGGAGGTCATCGAGGTCAGCGCGCCGGAACTCGGCGACAAGCTCTACCCGGAATTGAAGCCTGAGCTCGAGGCGGCGCTGCAGCGGATCTGCGCCGCTTGGGGCACCAGTCCCGACAAGATGCGCACCGCGCTCGCCGGTTGGGGCGTGGTCGAGGCGATCAAGTGGGGCCTCGCACGATGCCCCGATCACCAGCCACCCAGCGCCAACGCGGTCGTGAAGGGCCCCACCGCGGCGCGCCAGGTCGCGCGGGCCGCCGGCTACGGCCTCGACCCGAACACCTACGTGGAGGCCGCTGCGGGGCTCGCCTACCCCACCGTCGAGACGGTCCCCGAAGGCGTCCGCTTCCGCGGGCTCAACCGCTACGACCCGGCGTGGGGCGAGCGGAACAAAGAGGCTTGGACGGACTGGAAGCGCATCAACCCACCGAAAACAACGACTCCGCCGGATGTCCGCCGGAACTCCGCCGGAACTCCGCCGGAGATCCGGCGTCCAGACACAGACGCAGACGCAGAGTCTACGACTCCCCCCTTACCCCCCTCTGCGAGGGGGGCTGAATCAAAGGCCTGCACCTGCAAGCGGCAGCCGTGTCGCCACCAGCCGAAGCCCGACGCGGGGACCGGCCGCGTGCTCGAGCTCGCCGCGTGTGCGGCGTGCGGCTCTGGAGCCTCCGCCGCCATCGGCAACGACGGCTATCAGGTGAAGCTCTGCTACGGCTGCCTGCCTGAAGCCCAACGATGGGCTGAGCAGCAGAACCCCCGGGAGCCGTGGAAGGCCGATGTTCCCGCCTGGGCATTGGTCGCGCGCACCATTGCCGAGGGTAGGCAGGAGGCCGCTCGATGAGGCCCGACGTGAAGGCCATTCGGGCGCGGGCCGCCGCGGCGACGTGCTGGGTGAAGGTCGGCAACCAACACTGCGTCATCAACCTGCGCACCGGCAACGCGACGCCTTTCGAGGTGTACTCGTGATCGCCCTCGACTTCGAGCACATGCGCATCGAGGGCACGAACCGAGATCAGCGCCTCGGCATCGGCCGCCGAACGACACTCGCAGCGCTGCGGCGCCGAAAGTTCGCCCTCACCGGCAAATCGAAGCGGATTCGCTTTGCCGCATTCGCGGCGCTGCGGTCCCGCGTACCCCTGGTGAGCCTCCGCGCGGTGGTCGAGGCCGCCGAGCGCCTGGCCGTAACCCTCACCCGCTTCGGCCCGGGCGAGCTCGACGACGACAACCTCGCCGCTGGCTTCAAGCCCCTCAGGGACGGGCTCGCCGACGCGCTTGAGCTGAACGACCGCGACCCGAAGCTGCGCTGGCTCTACGTACAGCGGCGCACACCGAAGACGTACGCGGTGCGGGTGACACTGGAGCCGATGACGAAGCCGCAGCTGGTCGCGCGCGTCGCAGAGCTCGAGGAGGCGCGGCCTTGAGCCCATCGGAAGAGAGCGCCCTTGATGGTCTGCTTCGCGAGCATTTCCAGCTGAAGGCAGCCCTCGCCCACGAACGTCAGTGCATCGACAGGGCAGTGAATCGTCTCAACGACCTCTTGCCGATCCTCGGGAGCCCGCGGTCCGACAAGCTCGAAGCATTGGCCGCGATCACCGACGATGTGCGGCGGTTCCTGGTCGAGGTGCGACTCGAGCTTGAGCGCATTCGCGACTCGATGACGGCCGCCGGCGCGGTGCCGGTCACCAGTGGCGTGAATGGAACGGCGGGCACCTGATGGAGCTCTACTGCGACGAGCCCGACTGCGATCGCCCGGTGGCCGGCCACGGCCGCGGAAAATGCTCAACCCACCTGAAGCAGCTTCAGCGGACCGGAAAGACCGCGCCCATCGCCGAGAAGCTCACCCCTCGTGAGCGGGTGCTCGAGGCCGGCGACGCCTGGCTCAACGCCAGCGACGACGATGACGAGTACGACCGGGCAGAGCGGGCGTTCATCCTCCAGGCGAAGAACTTGGGCCGAGCCGCGGTGGTCGAGGCGATCAAGGTGGGGCTCGCCGACGCACGTGCCCGTGGGGTTCGCATCGGCCGCCCGCCGAAGGTGACTGATGAGGAACTGCTGCACGCGTTCACCGTGGCCAACGGTAGCGTGACCATGACGGCGCGGTTCCTCCGGCTGGCCATTTCCAGCGTCTACGAGCGGCTTCTTCGGAAAGGCCTACTTTCCGAAAGACGGGGCCGTCCACGGATGACCGGATGATCTCGACCATGCCCGTTTCAGCCCCCCACCCCTGTGGATCACCCGGTTGCGGCGCGCTGGTGGAACGCGGTCGCGCTCGGTGTGCCGAGCATGAGCGCAAGATGCAGGCCGACCGCGGTACCGCCGCTGCCCGCGGGTATGACGCGCGCTGGCAGCGCGCCCGAAAGCTCTTCCTTTCCCTGAACCCGCTGTGCCGCCCCTGCTCCACTGCCGGCCGGATCACCGCCGCCACGGTGGTCGACCACATCACCGCCCACAAGGGCGACGAAACGCTGTTCTGGGACCAGGCCAACTGGCAGCCCAGCTGCAAGCCCTGCCACGACGCCCGCGTCGACGAGGGCGACTTCGGGAGAAGCACACATGGCTGAACTGACTCTGCTCGACGCCGCCGAGAAGATGGTCGAGGCGTGTACCTCGCACCGCTCGCACAGCCATACATCGCTGCGAGCGGCGCTCAAGTACCTGCACGAGCGCCACCCCGAACACTGCGGTGGGAAGAACGACCCCTTCGACGCACTGCGAGCGTGCTCCTGCTCGCTGAACCAGCTCATGTCGGCGCTGCTGCACGGCCAGTCCGCCTTGCAACTCGCCATTCGCGATGCCGAGCAGTCGTCCCTCGGAGTCGACACGGTCCCCAGCGACGGAGTTCAGCCGGGCGAGGCGGAAGCCCGCATCGAGCTGCGCATTGCTGAATGGTCGAAGCTGCTGGATGCGGCGGGCATTGGGGCTGACGACCCATCCCGTTACAGCGGCGATACGGAGATGTCCCTGCGCCTGCGTACACACGACGGACTGGTGACGCGCGTGTTGTTCACGAGGGCGCCGTGAAGATGCCAACGGTCGCTGGCCACCGTGTTGTGGTTGGGCGCCGCACCGCTGACGGCCTCGAGGTGACGTTCGTGCGCCAGTGGTGGGCTCCTTTCTCACTCGCTTGGATGGCGGCCGGCATGGTCCCGTGGTGGCTCGCACCCTACGTCTTCGTGCGCATGGCGTTCGTCCTGGCGAGGAGGGGGCGATGAGCACGCGCGCGCGCCTGGGGGTAGGGGGGTGTAAATCTCTGGAGCACATCGCCGAAAGAC